CGCACGAACCTTCGACCTGAGCACGAATAGCGTGGGTTGACGTTGATAGCGGGCAGTAAGACCCACTGACGTTGCGCGTAAACGGTTGCCCCGATGGTTGCACAGCCCTAAAATCTAGAACCGTGGTTCCTGCCGCTCACCTCGTCACGTCCACCGACCCGCGCCCATGGACGCCGGGTCGAGCTCGTGACCGTGGATGAGCTGTCGTGGATAGCGCGATCGCGTTCGTGGTCGCAGCCACCCCGTTCGTCGCTTCGCTCACGGCCCTTGTCGTCGCGGTCGGTGCGATCATGCTGAACTACCTCAAGGGCCGAGCCGCCGAGAAGTCCGCAGAGCGGGCCGAGACGGCTGCCATCGCCGCCGCCCTCGCCGCCAGCCGAAGTGAGGCCGAGATCGTGGCCGTCGGGAACAAGGTGTTCGCGCTCGGCAAGCAACTCGACGGCCAACTCTCCAAGCTGCTGGCGGAGATCAAGGCCGGCGCCTACGCCAAGGGCCGCCTGGACGAAGCCGCGGACGGGCAGGTCGGACACAAGGTCACCAACGGCGACCCGCCGCCGGACAAGACATGACCGATGCACGATCCGGTCCAGCTCCGCGAATCGGTCGACGACAACCTGGCCTCGCCACAAGCGGGCCTGCCGCCGACCGAGCGTCAGATGGAAGTGCTGCTCGCGGTCGTGCAAGAGCACGGCAATCCGCAAGCGGCCCGCAAGCTCGGCATCAGCCAATCGGCCGTGAAACACCACGTCTCGAATCTGCTGGCCCGCGGCCCGTTTCACAACGTCCTGCACGCGGTCTGGGTGCTGTACCCCGAGTTGCGGGAGCTTGCCGAGCGGACCGAGCGGCGTTCCGGGCGCGACCGGCGGGCCTGACGTGATGCCCTACCACGTAGAGCTCTACTGCCCCGGTAACGTCGACGCCGAGGAACTCATGGCCGCGTTCCGGGCGACGGTCGCCATCTTCGACGCCACGGCAGGCGAGCCGTGCTCGGGCTCCATCTCCGGGAGTGACGATCGCGGCCCGAACCCGACCGAGCACATCCGGCCCGAGGTGAACGGCTTCTATCTCAGCGCCGAGGACGCACGCGGATGAGCCGTTGGACGCATGCCGACGGCTCGACCGGGCACGAAGTCGACCCGCATTACAACGGCAACGGGCTCCCCGCGTTCTGGACGTGCCACGTCAAGGATTGCAGCCGCGAACTGCGGCTGGACGGTGCGAAGGTCCCGATCACTGCGTCCATCATCACGGGCAAAGCGAAGGCCGAGCCGCCGCTGAGCGCGCAGCCATGACGGCCTCGTTCTACCCGAACCCGACCACGAACGACCCCCGCGAAGCCGTCCTAGACCGCCTCGAAAAAGCCTACGAGCACTGGACCGAGGAAGAGCGGCGCCTCCAAGCGAAGGGCGACTACCCCGAAGCCGAGGGCGCGCACCAGGTGACGCTGTACGTCGTGCGGGCGCTCGATGCCGAGACGATGAACCCGAAGCCGGAACCGCTATGACGCTCCAAGGTCTTGACATGGAGGGCCGGGTCACCAACTGGAGTCGGGTCAAGGCCCTCGGCTACGCCTACTCGATCAGCCGGCTCGTTGGCGAGCAGGGCGCGGTGGACCCCGACTACGCGCCGAACACCGCGGGCGCGATCGGTGTCGGCATCGTGCCCGGCGGCTATCACTTCATCGCCCACGGCACCGCGGCCGAGCATTGCAAGGTCTTCGTCGATGCGATGGGCGACCCGCGCGGCAAGATCGTCATGCTCGATGTCGAGAACCCGAACGCACACCCGAAGCCGACCGAGGCCGACGTGGGCGCGTGGTTCAATGAATACCGCAAGCACGTCCCCGATCACACCGTTGTCGTCTACTCGCGCGAGAACTACTGGATGGGCATCGGCGATCCGAAGCTCGGGCCCAACATCGTGCTGATGACCTCGCGCTATCCGGGCGGCTACACCTATCCCGGCGATGGCGCGTATGCGTGGACCGAACGATGGGGCGGCCTGAGCCCGCGGTTCTGGCAATGGAAAGGTTCGTCCGCGATCGGCGTCGGCGCGTCGGTCGACTTCTCTGCATTCAAGGGCACCCTCGCCGAACTGCAAGCGATCGCCGGGCTCAATCCGCCCGCCCCAGACACGTCCACCGGAGGAATCACCGTGCCGATCATCCCCCAGGCCCTCGCCCACATCGTCCTGACCGCAGACACGCACCTGTACACGGACCCGGACCTCGGCTCGCAACTGCCCTCCACCCTGCCGAAGGGCAAGCGGCTGCGCAAGTTCGGCGGGCTTCCGGGCTGGCAGTTCGTCCAGGTCACCTACGGCACGCCCGCCATCCCGCAATACGCCTGGGTGCCATCGGACCACGTCGACGCCGACCCGGAGCCGCTGACGCTCGTCGACGGCACGCCGGCAGTGGCCGATTGCACCGCCGTCCAGCACCAGCTCGACACGGCCAACGCACGCATCCGCCAGGGCGTGACGGCGCTAGGAGGAACGATATGACCATCTTCGGCCGAGCCCCGGTTGCCTGGGTGGGCGTCATCGCGGCGTTCGTCATCGCAGCCATCCAGACGGCAGACGGCGAGGGTCTCATCAGCGATGCGCTCGCGGGCCGCGCCATCGACCTCACCCACAGCATCGTGCCGCTCGCGCTGGTGCTGGTGCCGCTCATCAGTGCCGCGTTCTTGCATCCGGCCGTGACCCCGGTAGCGGCTCCCGCGCTGCCGTCGGGGACACAGGTGACGGTCATCACGCCCGGTAACCAGCCCAACACGACGACGATCCTGCCGACGCCACCGCCCGCCGCACCGCTCGACCCGGCTCCGGCTATCGTGCCGCCGGACCCGCCGAAGCCCAACGTGGCGGGAGGCTGACCTTGTATGAATATCGGGCCACCCTCGCCAAACCGGAAGATTGCCATGACGGCGACACCATCCGCGTGCTCCTTGACCAGGGGCTCCGTGAGTACCGCAACATGGCGATCCGCTTCTACGGCATCAACGCCCCGGAGATATGGACGGCCGAGGGCAAGCTGGCCCGCGACCACCTCCTCGGGCTGTTGGGCGGCACGTATCCCGTGGCGCTGGTCATCCGCACCATCCGAGACGCCGCCGACAAGTACGGCGAGCGCTGGGACGGCAAGCTGTGGCTGGAGTCGGCCGGGACGTGGGGCGCGGACAACGAGTTCGTGGTGACGACGCCGTCGTTGAATCAGCAGATGCTAGATGATTCTTTCGCGGTCCCGTATCCATGAACCGCCAAGCGCCGTCGGCGTCTCAGTCCACGTTGTTTACAGATCGTGCCGCAGAAGATGGCTTTGGCATTCTTGCCCGCGAGCGGTTTGTCGCAGATCGAGCACATTCGCGGATTGATGCGGGTTCCCGTCCCATTTCGGATGCGGGCGCAAGCGCGGCAGAGCCGATAAGGCGTCCCGTTCCGTTGGTGGCAGATAAGCGTATTCGCTTCGTCCCACGGATGGCCCGCATGGCAGGCAACGCTGAGTGGGATCGCTCGCTGGTTCTCGCTCGGCGTGACCAGACGCAGATGCGAGATTTCGACACACGACGGGTTCCGGCACAGATGGTCGATCTGCATCCCCTCGGGAATCGGGCCATTGTGGTGGCTCCAGATGAACCGATGGGCTGTGCTCACCGTGCCATCGCCAAAGCCGAACAGGCCGTAACCATTCCGTGTCTTGCTGGCCGTCCAGAACAGGCATTCGCCTCGTCGCTCGGTCTTTGCCCAGAAGCGATCGATGGCCGAAAAGCCTCGCATGATGTGTTGGCCCTTGGTCGTCATGTCATTGACATTATACCACCTCGCATGCTTGCCAACGGATACGTCTGATGCCAGCCGGGGCCCTCGCCTTGTTCGTCATCATCGCCGCGGCCGTGGCGTTGTTCCTCATCGAGGCTTACTTTGCCGCGCATCACAAGCCGACCATCAGCGAAGACGTCCAGCGGTTCAACCTCGCGCTCGGCGGACAGTTGCTCGCGGGCATCTACTTCCTGCTGGGCGCGCTGGCTGGTTGGTTCGTAGCTCACCTGAATGACGCTCCACCGCACTAGGAGACATCATGGGCATCCCCGAGATCCTGTTCATAGTCGCGCTCATCCTCGCCATCATCGAGCAGTTCCGAGCGCAGGGTAGGTCGCTCATCTCGTGGGCCGTCATCCTCGTGTGCATCGGCCTGCTATACGGCGACTTCGTCAAGTGACGTTCGTCGCACTCGCCTGTATCGCCGCCGTCATCGTCGTGCTGGCGTTCTACGCGGTGCGCCCGCGATGAGCGAAGACGAGATCGAGATGGGCGAGGAAGAGCCGGTGCCCGTCACCGAGGGTTTGTGGACGTACGAGCGGGTGACGTTCGAGGATGACTCCGGCGGATGGCACGTGCTCGATGCGCCGCAGCTCGCCTGCTGGGCGGACTACGCGGTGCGTCCGTGATGAGCCTGTTCGAACAGCTCTGTTTCGTGGGCGTCATCGTGCTGGTGGTGGCCAACGTCGTCCTGAATACGCGCCGATGAGCGTCTACCGCGGCCCCTCTGAGTCGCAGTCGAACGCCGAAGCCCTGGCGCGGCGTGGTTCGCCGTACACCGCTGCCCATGAGACGTCCGTTCGTCTCGCCTGGGACTACCGTCGTCGGGAGCCGGCCAACCTCCGTGAAGCCGAGCATCTCGTCCGCAAGGCGTACACGGATGCCGTGCCGATGAAGATGCACGAAGGGCCGGACAGCATCGGCGACGACGGCACGCCGAAGATGACGGCGCGAGCGGTCGGCTATATCTTCGGTTCCGAGGAATCGGATGATGCCCCGCGAGACGCTGAGACAGGGCAGCGCGATCCGGTCGGCTACTACCACCGGCCCTTCGATGCCCGTCTTAATCAGCTCGAATGCGGCTCCGTGCTCGAACAGAAGTGCGCGGCCATCGTGTCCCGCGTCGCCGTGAAGGGCATGGATGCCAGGCAAGCCGTTGCCGAGGAAGGCATCCCTGAATGGTGGGCCACACAGACCGCGTTCCATCTGTTGGCCTTGTTCCTTCGGGGCATGAGCGACGTGAAGATCCGCGGTCCATTGTCAAGGAGCACGACAGCAGCGTAGGATGTGATGCAGACGCGATATGCCCGGCGCGTGATCGCCGAGGCCCGGTCCCGATCGGGACTGTGCAACAGGTCTAGCCGCTGCGTCTCCCGCTGATGCCGTTCGCCAACAGGCCACGTGGCTGGGAGCGCACACAGAAGCGCATCATCGCCAGGGATGGTGGCGTGTGCTGGATATGCGGCAAGCCCGGTGCCGATACCGTCGACCACATCGTGCCTCGCTCCAAGGGCGGGACGCACGACGACAGCAACCTACGTGCAGCGCATCGTGTGTGCAACAGCAGACGCGGCAACAGGGCGACGCTACCCATCGTGCTGCCGCTTGCTCGACCGTCACGATGGCGATAGCCCTCCGTACCGTTTCTGGTGCTGTGGGCGCTGTACCCCGACCATTGCCAAAACAAACCGAAAAACGGTGGAAGCTCCCGATCCGGCTCCGACCGCGCTGGGAAACGCCGGAACCGCCCGGAGTCTGCGGGACGTACGGCGATCAGGCCATCGAGTGGGGTCGGCGCGAGCTCGGCATCACGGTCGGGCCGTGGCAGGCGTACGTCATCCGCCAGATCCTTCGTTACGACAAACTCGGCGACCTCATCATCCGGATCGCCCTCATCTCGACGGGGCGGCAGAACGGCAAGAGCGTCATCGTCCGTATCTTGTTCGGGTGGCTGCTTGACGAGGGCCAGAAACTCCCGCCATTCGCCGGTTGGACAACCCTCCTGGCGGCGGCCCACGATGCCAAGCAGGCCCGGATCATCTACAAGGGCGTGTACACGGACCTGTCCAGCATCCCCCGACTGCTCGCTCAGTCGAAGGGCGCCAGACATGAGAAGCCGGTCCGTCTGACCGAGCACTTCGGGGTGTCCGTTGGCGCCCTGACGCTCGATACCGTCACCGGCCAACCCGGATCGGCGCGCGGTCTCTCAGCTGGTGCCGTGGCGTGGGACGAGATGCTGACCCAGCGCGATTGGGATATGTGGGAAGCGTTGAGCCCGACGCAAAGCGCCCAACGCTCCCCGATCATGGTCCTGACCTCGACGGCCGGCCACGCTGACAGCGTCGTTCTCCGGTCGTTCTACGATCGACTCAAGCGCGAAGCCAGCGGCGCCGTCAAGGCTGACCCGACCTTCTACGGCGCATGGTGGGAGTCCGAAGACCCCGACGCCGGTCTGGACTGGAAGGCGCTCACCCAGGCCAATCCCGCCTTGGGCGATGGGCGGCTCACGAAGGCCGCGATCGCGTCCGAGTTCGCCATCCTGCCGACCAACTCGTGGAAGCGCGAGCGGCTCAATCACTTCGTGGATGAGACGGCCGATGCAGCGTTCAGCCCCGTGGTGTGGGCGCGAAACCGCGGCGTCAAGTCACCGCTGGCCGGTCTCACCGGACCGTACGCCCTAGGCGTCGATATCCAGCCCGGCTGGGAACGGGCGTCCATCTGTGTCGGCGGGATGCGCGACGACGGCAAGGTCGGTATCGAGGTCTACCGCGACTTCCGGCGGACTGAGGGCGAGCCCGTCACCGCGGCCCGCATCATCGCCGCCGTCGAAGCCTTCCCGGACATCGAGAACGTCGTCACCGTCGCGTATGACCAGGTCTCGGGCGGTGCCCCGGCCTTCGAGCGCAACCACGACGAGACGGGCCTGCCGTGGGACCCGCTCAAGCCCGCCGCGATGGTGTCGGCGTGCATGGACTTCACCGAGATGCTGCTGGCGGGCAACCTCGCGGTCGACGACCCGCTCATCGATGCACAGATCGCCACCGTCGCCAAGCGCCCGGTCGGGCAGGACGGCGCCTTCCGCTTCAGCCGTCAGGCCAGTAGCGGCCCCATCGATACCGTCATGGCGATGGCGCTCGCCGCCCATGCCATCAGCTACATCGGGCAGGGTCCGCTGATCGGCTAGGCGCCTAGCCGATGGATGGTCGCGTACCCGGATATGAACTCAAAGAGATACGCGGGCAGGTGCCGCCCGCATACGTAGTCAACGCAACTAACGTCGCCGAACGGCGGCGAATACGGTTGGCCCGTCGACTCGGCGACCGCCTGGTCCATTCGAGCTTGGACGGGATCGTTTTCGACCGGGGAAAAGACCGTCGATTCGACCTCCCAACGCGACCGAGATTGACACCCCTCCCAGCGACACGACTCGTCATCCGCGATTTCGTCCCGGTTACTGGTATCACTCCAACTCATCACTTCCCCTTCTGACTCGGCTTGGGCGCTGGTGTGAACGGGCGTGAGTTGAACTTCGTCGGGTCGGGCAGTTCTTGGCGAGCTCGCAACGATCCCTCCTCGGAGCCATCCACCAACACGGCGGCGGGTGTCCAGCTTCCAATCACATGTCCGTTCACCGTGACGATCGTTCGCTCGGTAAGCCGGGCGAACGTCTTGCGGAACTCGGTACTCGGTAGTGCATTCATGTACCGAATGGTACCACTTGGCTCCGGAGGTCTCACGAATGGGTATCAGAGACCTCTTGTTCGGGCGTCGCGACGCCCAACCATCGCCCGTCAACATGATCGGCTTCCCGACCGACGGCGGGCTGACTGCGGGCGGTGTCACGGCCATCACCGCCATCGGGCTCTCGGCCGTGTGGCGCTGTCTGGACATCCTCGCCAACGGCGTCTCGCAGCTCGACTGGAAAGAGGTGCGGGGCAACCTCATCCTGCCGAACTCGCGCATCGTGGCCCAGCCGCAGGCTCAGCGGACCCGCCGCGAGTGGACGTCGCTCGTGGTCTCGACCCTCGCCCTCTATGACGTCGCCTACGCGCTGAAGACCGGCGGCACCGATTCCGAGGGCGTGCCGATCGGCCTGTGGTACATGGACCCCCGCATCATCGCGCCGGCCACGACCAACCTGTTCGACACGCTGTACCTGTTGCCGCCGGCCAAGTTCTTCGTCGCGCAGCAGATGGTCGACCGTGACCAGCTCGTCATCATGCACCGCAGCCCGCAACCGACCATCAGCGACACCGCGGGCGGCATCATCAATCTCGCCCGCGCCACCTTCGCCGCCGCCATCGCCGCCGAACGCTATGCCTCGCGGTATTGGCAGGCCGGTGGCTCCCCTACCACGGTCCTAGAGACCGACCAACGCCTGACACCCACCCAGACGAACGAGACCTCGGACCTGTGGGCCGAGAAGCGGTCGCGCGGCCCCGACTACGCGCCGGTCCTCTCGGGTGGGCTCAAGGCCCGTTCCTTCGGCGCCGACCCCACCTCGGAATCGGCTGTCGAGGCGCGGCGCGAGCTCGTGGCGGACATCGGGCGGTACTTCGGAGTCCCGACTCGCATCCTCAACGCTCCCACCGGCGATTCGCAGACGTACCACACGTCCGAGGCGTCGAACCAGGACCTCGTCCGCTACACCCTCCAGAACTACGTCGACGCCATCCAGGACGCCATCAGCGACGAGCTTCCCGGCGGTCGGCGGATGGTCATGGACGTGGCGCCCCTGACCCGCGGCGTCCAGCTCAACCGGGCGCAGGCGTGGCAGCTCGCCCTCGGTCAGGGCCAGCCGTGGATGACCGTCGACGAGGTCCGCGAGATCGAGGGCCTGCCGCCGGTCGAGAACCCGGCCGACCTGCGCCTCCAGACACCGCAGCCCGCTCCGCAGCCCGCTTTTGGGCCAGCTATCCCCGATAACGGAGGCTCGAATGGCTGACACCGTGCTCGTGAAGCCGTGGCCGGGATTGATCCTCGATGGCATCCCGCAGAGCGGCGCCGAGCTCCCCCGTGCGCTGGCCGAGGAATGGCTGGCGAACCGTCTCGTCATGCGTGTCCCACAACCACAGACCCCGGCGCCCGTCGGGAAGCCTATCAACACGGCGGTACGCGCCAGAAAGCAAAGGAGAACCCGTGGCAAATAAGGACCACTCCATCGAAGGCAACACCGACGTCCCGGCAGGGCTCGATGTCGTCCCGTCCGTGCCGGGCACGTACGTCGGCGGCCACGACATGCAGGGCGCGGACGGCACCGTGCGCACGGATCGTCCGGGCGAGATCCTCGGCTCGACCATCCCCAAGGAATACCGCACGGGCGCCCGTGCCAAGGACGCTGAGCGCTCCGACTATGTGACCAGCGAGATCGACCGCGCCAACCGTGAGGAGCTGCCGCTGCTCGGCGGCACCGCCGATGACGGCTGGGAGCCGGGCGACAGCAAGGGTTCCAAGGCCAAGACGGCGGCCACCGCGGCCCGCACCACGAACCCCGCGCCGGTCGCTCGGGCCGAGACCGCTCCAGTTCGCACGACTGAGACCGCCAAGGCCGCTCCGGCCCACGGTTCGGGCATCACCGTCAAGCCGGGCATCGAGAAGTAGTCATGGCCTGGCGACACACCGAAGCCCTGACGACGGTCCGTCAGGCCGCGGACGACCCACGCGCCATCGAGGGGATCGCTCTCCCGTACAGCGTGATGTCCGGGCCGACCGATCTCGATGGTCATGGCACGGTCGGTCGCGAGGTCCACTACCCCGAATCGGCGCGGGCATCGGTCGAGCATTGGATGGGCCGGCAGGACGGCGCGAAGATGCCCTACCGCACTCGTCACGGCCAGCGCCCCGTCGGCACCGTCCAGACGCTCGAGGACACGCCGGCTGGCGTGCGCTTCCGGGCCAGCATCTTCGCGTCCCCGGCCGGGGATGAGTACCTTTCCGAAGTCGCCGCTGGGATCAACGGCGTGTCGGTCGAGTTCGGACCGGGTTCGGTTCCGACCAGGCGATTGCGTGACGGGACCGTCGTGCATCGCGATATCAAGTTGCACGCGATCGCGGGCTCCGACATGCCCGCCTTCGACGGGGCGCGTATCGCGCTCCGGGACATGGAAGACGAACCAGACCCGCCGCCGGGTGAACCGGCGCCACTCACCGACCAGGACCCGCCGGAAGGCGGGTCTTCTGATTCCAGAGAGGAAACCCCCGTGACCGAACCCACCACGCCCGAAGCCACACCTTCGCCGGCCGAGCCGGTGCAGGCTCCCCCCGCGGTCGTCGCGGCTGTCGCAGCGGTCTCGACCCCCGAGCCCGTCGCAGCCGGCAACCGGGATGCAGCCACGCAGGCCGTCCTTCCCATGCCGCCGCAGGTCCGCGACTGGATGGAGCGCAACAGCGCGGCCTCCCTGTTCAGTGGCGCGACCATCAGCATCACCCGGCAGGAAGCGATCTACGGCCGCAACAGCGGCAACAGCTTCCTGCGCGACCTCATCGCCGCCCACCGTGGCGACAGCGCGGCACAGGAGCGCCAGTCGCGCCACGAGGCGCACCTCACCGACATCGCCGCCCAGATGGAGCGAGTCGGAGACGTGCTCTCGAGCGAGATCCCCGGCGCCTACCCGAATGAGTACCTGCCGGGTCTCCTGACCCCGCGCATCCTCAAGGGTCGCCCGATGGGCGGCTTCTACAATCGGCAGGCCATCACGGACGCCCGGCCCAAGATCTTCGCCAAGGTGACGACCTCGACCACGGTCGCGGTGCAGTCCGCCGAAGGCACCAACCCCGCAGCGTCGGACCTCGCGACCACGGCCGTCACCGTGAGCCCGTTGCTCTACGGCGCAGAGACAGTCGTGTCGCGGCAGGTCATGGACGGCGGCGATCCGTCGGCCGAGACCATGATCCTCCAGGACATGATCGAGGCGTACGCACAGGCGTCCGAGACCGTCATCAAGACGGCCGTGGAAGCCGGCGCCTCTGCCTCGGGCTCCGCCATCACGGCGGCCACCCCGTACGCCGGGCTCCAGGCCAACGTCGTGGCCTACCAGGCGGCGCGCTTCAAGCCCGCCACCGGGCAGTTCGTCCCGCCCGCCCTTTACACCGTCGCGCTGGCGCAGGCCGACACGACGGGCCGCCCGTTCTACACCTACATCAATCCGGTCAATGCACAGGCGACCACCGAAGCCGGTGGAGCGTCGGGCAATATCTTGGGCGCCACCGAGTTCCTGTCATGGGCCTCGACGCTCAACGTGGTCGTCACCGGCCGTCCCGAGGATTACGTCATCTTCGAGTCGAGCGTCGCCCGCTTCAGCTATGACGCCGTGACCGGCCCCGCCGGCATCCGGCTCGGCATCTGGGCGTATCTCGCCGTCGGGACGCGCCTCGGTTCGCTCAAGGTCACTGCCATCTAGTAGCGGCTCGGGGGACGGTCGAACGGCCGTCCCCCCTCACTTCCGAAAGGACCGCGTATGGCGCAGCTCACCGCCCCCGGCAACCTCCAGACCGCCCAGACCGGCAACGCCGACAGCACGAACACCATCATCGATGGGGACCAGGGTCGGGCCTCGGCCATCCGCATTACCTCGACCGTCGGCGCCACGCCGACCGTCACCGTCAACATCCAAGGCTCCATCGACGGGACGACGTTCTACAACATCCCCTACGCCCTCGTGGCAGCGCCGTCGACCTTCGTTCTGACGGCTATCACGATCACCACGGCGGTCACGACGTTCTACCTGCTCCAGCCGACGCAGTCGTGGAACTACGTGAAGCTCGTGATGAGCGCCAACACGAACGTCACCCTCACGTCCGACTACTTCTAGACCCTTCCGGCGCGACGCCCGCGCAGATCCTCCCTCCTGCGCGGGCCGTTCGCCATACCCAAGGAG